TAAATTGGCAAATAGATTTTTTCAAGTTTTTCTTTTAAAAGAATTTTTTCTTCTTCATATTTTTTAGAATAAGCTTCAAAATTTTTAGCTTTCGTAAACATAAAATAAGAAAATATCATAGGAGTAATTAGAAATAAAAAGTCTTTTAACACAAAACCACCGCCCTTTGTAGAATTTTGCCGTTAAGGCTTACAGTAATAATAACATATATCAACAAAAGTTGCTAGTAAAAGAAAGGAGAGTGAGAGATGACAGATGAAAAAATAAAAAAAATTCAAGAAAGGAGTGAGATATGGATAAATTAATATTAGGATGTATAGTTATTTCTTACAGCATATTAATAGCTATACAAATAAGTATTTCCAAAGAATTACTGGAAATTAAAAAAATTCTTTGGAAGGTAGCTAAGGATGAAAGTTTTGAATTCACTTTGGAAAAGTCCAAAAAAGATGCCAAATAACCAATAAATTAAGTTAGAAAGTTTTATAAAAATAGAATCTGATTTTAAACCTAAATATTGAAAAATAGTTCTAGGTAAGAAAATAACCATATCTATCCAATAAAATGGACTAAAACATTTTTTTACTCTATTTTTATAAACTCCTAAGGCATAATCAAACATTTCTAATTCTGCTCCAACAAAAACATTTAAAGGAGATGGATATGCTTTAAATGTAGAAGCATTAAAACGAGCTAACTGACCATATCCCATAGGTTGTGTTATAGGAATAAAACTATCTTTTACACCTGCTTCTTTAAATAATTTGAGAATTTCATCTTTAGTTTCATATGCTAAGTTATTGGGATTATGGGTTAGTATGGTTGAAAAATAAGAATATATTTTATTAACTCTATAAACCCTATAACAGTTTTTTAAAAAGTATAAGAAAAAATACATAAAAATAAAATTAAAAATTTAAACAGCATAACAAACACCTCTCAATAGTTTTTAACTTAATTATAACATAAAAAAGGGAGGCTTAACTACACTTAAAGAAATTTAAAGTGAGAAAGAAAGGAGGAATCGAAAAATGACAAAACTAGAATCGTTGTTGATTTACTTAGAGAAGAACCCAACAGCGACGTATGATGAAATTTACAAAGATATCAAAGTAAATAAGCAAATGGCAAAAACGTATATCTATCGTTTGAAAGTAAGAGGGTATCTTGCTAAAGATGAAAATGGGTATAAGGTTTTAAAAACATTTACGGAAGAAACTGGAGAACGAAATTCAAGGGCGGATTATAAAATCGGAGTCATTCAACATCTGATTGATACCTTTACAGATGACTTTGATAATGCTCAATCATTTGAAGAAAGAGATGGAATCTCGAAAAGAGTTATTCAGTTACTACATATGATTTAAAAGGAGAGTGATGTGATGAATTCAATTACAAACGTAAACACAATGACCTCGATTGAGGTTGCGGAACTAACAGGAAAGGAACATAAAAACATTTTGGCGGATATTCGAGATGAGTCTAAAAAGCTTGAAATCCAAGGAATCAGAGCCGAGCTAATTTTTCAGCCGGGCGAATATCTCGACAAAAACAACCAAGCCAGACCAATGTACAACTTGACAAAAGAGGGAGTTTTACAACTAGCAGCGAGATACGATGCTGTCGTTCGGTTTAAGTTGATTGAAAGAGTTACCAAACCGCAAAAGCCTTTATCCATCCCTCAACAACTTTTACAAAACGCTCAATACCTAGTAGAGATGGAAAATAGAGTTTCTACTGTGGAAAAAGGAATTGCAAGATTGGAGCACAATCAAAGAAGAACCGTCACAAGTAACCATTTAACAGTCATCGCTTATGCGAATATGAAAGGGATTAAGCCAAATCAATATCATGCACCGAGTGTAGGGAAGAAAGCTACAAAACTTTGCAGAGAACAAGGCTTGGCTATCGGTTCAGTAGTCGACAGCAGATATGGGCTTATCAACACATATCCTGTGGAAATTTTGGATCAAGTATTTTTCGGATAGAGGAAGTCATATGAAACGTTACGAATTGTATCTGGACGACGGCGATACGGTTGTCATCTTAGACTTAACGACAGGAAGCACGTTTACCACATCTGTGGAAGAAGCGTATCAATATTATTTATGAGGAGGAACAGTATGTTAGAAAATTCTTATACTCACAAAGAGGTAGAGCGTGAAAAAGCTCAATTATTGCTAAAAAATTTTATGTTTGAAATGGTCTGGCAGAAAGACTATGGCTGGGAAGAAGAGGGAAGAAAGATGTCAACGGAAGAAGTTCGGAGCATGATTGAGGATAGCTTAGCTCGTTTAAACGATGATCAGTTTGACGTCTTAACTGAAAAAATAGTAAGTGTTGTTTTTGACACTTTTTAGGAGAAAGGAGGGGGTTATGAGTGAGAAAAAAGAAACACTCGCTATCACAATCGAGGAAGCCGCCGAGTACATTGGAGTCGGGAAAGATTGTGTGAAGCGGATGACAGAAGTTCCTGATTTCCCGCTGATTTACAATGGGAACAGGACTTTAATCATCAAACCGAAAATCTTAGATTGGCTCACAAAACACAATCGAGAGGATTTCGGGAAATGAAAAAAGTATCTACAGAGTCGGCAAACTTTACTAGATACTTTTCATAATAGAAAAGCTTATATGAAAAAGCTTTTCTTGAATTATATCAAAATACTTTAAAAAATTCAAGAAGGAATACATGAATTTACCAGATTTTAATGTAGAAGAATTCAAGAAAAATTTAAAGAGAGCTGAAAAACGAGCTGAAGAATCCGCGACAGAACTATCCGATTTTATAAATACGTTACCTCTTACAGAGGAACAGAAAGGAAAGTTATGTTTATTACAGATTCGTCATGCAGGACATAATATTCTATTCGGGCAACAACGTGCGGTTGTCATTTTATCGGAGGGAATAAATCAGATGAAGGAGGCGTTGATGGATGAAAAAACGTTATCGAATTAAGCCAACAATTTTTAACATCTCATTAGTCGTTACTTTACTTTTAATGTTATTCGCTAGATGGGATAGAGGATATCTTGCCTTTGGAGGAGAGACCTTGTTGCCTCTTGTCGGGCTTGTAGCCCATTATGCTCTAAAGGATTGGTGGGGTAAATGAAGCTGGACGAATTTAAGAAAACATACAGAAAATTCCACTTGCTGTGGAGAGAAGAGGAAGTAGCAAGACTGGCAAGATTTTCAGAGATTATGAAAAAGTCTCCGGTGGAATCTACACAATATCTACTCGTATCCGGAGATTCGATTGGATTCACGGATTCGTATCGTGCGGTTATCATTAAAGCCTCAGATATTGTGCAAAAAACAAAAAGACCTCTTGGGTATTATTCCACAGACCTGTTGTCTTTACTAAAAAAAGCTCAAGAAATTGCTCTGGTAGAGGGTTACACTCTCGCAATTCGAGTGAAGGAAGAAGTGCATATATTCCAGCCTATTGCAAATCAAGTGCCGGACATTGCTCAAGTAGCTAAACTGATACCCGTTGATGCGGAACGAGTATCCTTTTTCACAGAGATTTTCTCAGAAAAAGAAATGCCTGTAGCGGATATGTTATCTTGGAGAGCTATTTGCGAATCGTTCTCTCCGAACGATTTAGAGACGATGTGCCCTCGATTCTATTTTACGTCTGAGGGAATTTCTGTAAAAGCGGATTTAGGGAAGTCACATTTAGAAATGATGTTCCCAATGCCGCTGAAAATGGAATGCGAAAAAGTATTGAATCCAAATTTTATTGATTTGTGGTTAAAAGCTACAGCGAAAGAAAAAGTAGTAGCGACTTTACTTTATACGAGTAAAGAAAGTAGTGCGGTTTGTTTTGAAATGACGAATTTAAAATATATCATCATGCCAATATCGTGGCGAAAAGGAGGAAAATAATATGATAAAAGTAGAATTTCACGGAACGGTGGAAGAAGTAAAAAATGAAATGAAGGAATTTGTAGGAAGTTGGCAAGCACCTGTTGAGGATGCGGAGTTTATCCCTAGAGCAGTGGGCGATACACCCGTCGTCGAGGAACCTAAAAAAACGGTAATAGAGCCGGGAAAGATGGAATCTCCAACAGGGAATTGGACAACTTGCGATTGTAAAGAAGTGCCAAAAACAGCGGCTCCGGCACCCGCAGCTCCTGTCGTACCGACTGTACCGGTTGCGCCCGCTACCGAGTACAGTTTTGCGGACATTCAAAGAATCGCGGCTCCGTTAGTACAACAAGGGAAGTCGACAGAGTTGATAAATGTTCTTGGAAATTTTGGTGCAAAGGCAATTACCGAACTGCAGCAAGACCAATTCGGGGCATTCGTTCAGGAATTAAAGAATTTAGGAGCTGATGTCTAATGGCACATGCTCTATTAGGTCCGTCTAGTGCGGCACGGTGGATGGCTTGTCCACCATCGGTGAATTTAACGAAAGATATGCCGGATACGACAAGTGAGTATGCGGCGGAAGGGAGTTTGGCACACGAGATAGCTGAACTCAAGCTAAAAAAGAAAATCGTGGATCCGGGAATGTCCACCCGGAAGTTTAATGCCGAAATGAAAAAGCTCAAAGCAAAGGAACGGTATCAGGAGGAAATGCAGGAATTTACAGACATCTATGTGGATTTTATCCAAGAACAGATGTGCGCCTGCGAGAACACTCCGTATGTAGCTGTGGAACAGAAGGTGAATTTTTCGCAGTATGTTCCGCAGGGCTTCGGAACGGCAGATTGTATCATGATATCCGGGGATACGATTCATATTATAGATTTTAAATACGGAAGGGGTGTGGTCGTGGATGCGGAAGAAAATCCACAAATGTTGCTGTACGCTTTGGGGGCTTATCTGGCTTACAATTTCTTGTATGACATCAAGCGTATTCAGATGTCGATTGTACAGCCTCGGGTGTCCCATTTCTCGTCGTGGGAATGCGATACAGACTATTTACTATCTTTTGCCGAACAAGCGAAAGAAAAGGCCCTCATGGCGGCAGAGGGGCAAGGGGAATTTCAAGCAGGCAAACATTGCAAGTTCTGCAAAGCAAAAACGACTTGCCGTACGAGAGCAGAGGAAAACTTGGAGCTCGAGGGTTGGCAGTATGCGTTGCCGCCACTCCTAAAGCCGGATGAAGTCGGGCATATTCTAAGAAAAGCGGAGGACTTAGCCGCTTGGGCGAAAGACCTGAAAGAATGGGCTTTGTCGGAATGCCTGAACGGGAATGAGATTCCGGGATGGAAGGCAGTGCACGGAAGAGGAAGTAGAAGCTTCACGGATACCGATGAAGCCGTAAGGGTATTAAAGGAAAAAGGAATTGCAGAAGAGCTACTGTACGAACGCAAGTATTTAACTCTCGCGCAAATGGAAAAAGTAGTTGGAAAAAAAGATTTTCAAGAAATGGTAGGAGATTTGATTGTGATGAAGGAAGGTTCGCCAACTCTTGTTGTAGAAAGTGACAAGAGGGAAGCAATTAGCAATAGGATTAAGGCAGAAGATGAATTTAGTGCAGTTGAGGATATTAATAATTTATAGGATAAAGGAGAAGTGATATTTTATGGCAAATGATGTAAGAATTATGACAGGAAAAGTGAGATTAAGTTATGTGCATTTATTTAAACCGTATGCGGCGAATGCGGGGCAGGAAGAAAAGTACAGTTGTACAATCTTAGTCCCTAAGCACGATGTGGCGACAAAGGCAAAAATCGATGCAGCTATCAACGCTGCTATCGAAAAAGGAATAACCGGAAAATGGGCAGGAGTCAAACCTCCAAGACCGTCTACGCCAATTCACGATGGCGATTCGACAAGACCAAGCGACGGGGCGGGGTATGGGCCAGAATGCAAAGGGCATTGGGTGTTTACCGCATACGCAAATGCCGACTTTGCTCCTGGTATCATAGATGCGATGAAGCATCCTATCTTAAACCAATCGGAAATCTATTCTGGGATTTACGCGAGAGTATCTGTGACGTTCTATCCATACGCAACAGGAGGGAAAAAAGGAATTGGGGCAGGATTGAACAATGTGCAAAAGTTGGCAGACGGAGAACCCCTAGCGGCTTCGGCTATCCGGGCGGAAGATGAATTTAGCGCAGTCGAAATCGATCCGCTAACGGGAGAACCTATTTTATAGAGAGAGGGCAGTACAAACTGCCTTTTCTCATCAAAGGAGGAAGAGATTATGAACACTCTAAGCATAGATATAGAAACATACAGCTCTATCGACATCAAAAAAGCCGGAGCTTACAAGTATGCCCAAAGTGATGATTTTGAAATTCTCTTGTTTGCCTACAGCTTTAACCATGAACCTGTGCAGATTATAGACTTGAAGTCGGGAGAATCTATTCCGGAAGATATTCTAACAGCCTTGCAAGACAGAAACTGTGTCAAGTACGCATATAACGCAGCGTTCGAGTGGTGGTGTCTGAATCAAGCGGGAATAGACACTCCACTGGATCAATGGAGATGTACCATGGTGCACGGACTGTACTGCGGATATACGGCAGGATTAGGAGCCACAGGGGCGGCGATAGGACTGCCTCAGGATAAGAGGAAGCTTGCAACCGGAACGGCTTTGATTCGATATTTCTGTGTGCCTTGTAAGCCAACGAAGTCGAACGGGAATCGCACCCGGAACCTGCCACACCATGCACCGGAAAAATGGGAATTATTCAAAGAATACTGTCTGCAAGACGTTGTGACAGAAATGGCAATCGCGGACCGGTTATTATTCTATCCAGTTCCTGAAAGAGAGTGGCTACTGTGGAGATATGACGTAGCCATGAACGCCTTTGGTGTCAAAATAGATAGACAGTTAGTCGAGGGAGCTTTAGCGATTGATGCTGAAGTACGACAAGAACTAATGTCGGAAGCGATGAGAATTACCGGGCTGAACAACCCGAATTCTTCCAAGCAATTGATGGAATGGTTGGAGAAGCAAGGAGAGGAAGTGGAAAACTTGCAGAAAGGAACGGTCTCACAACTGGTTGGAGACTTGGAAGACGGAGATGTGAAGAGGGTATTAGAGATCCGGCAAGAACTCTCCAAGACTTCGATTAAGAAGTACCAAGCCATGCAAGAAGCAGCAGGAGTGGATGACAGAATCAGAGGGGTATCATTCTTCTATGGGGCGAATCGAACCGGGCGATACGCAGGGCGTTTAGTGCAATTGCAAAATCTACCTCGGAACTATTTAGAAACCTTAGATGTTGCGAGAGAATTCACACGAGAGGGAAATGGACAAGCTTTAAGTATGTTATACGGGAATGTTCCGGACACGTTGTCCCAACTCATCCGGACGGCATTTATTCCAAGCGAAGGGCATCAGTTTGTGGTATCTGATTTCTCCGCTATTGAAGCGAGAGTCATTGCTTGGTTAGCCGGGGAAGAATGGAGGATGGAAGTATTTAAAACCCATGGGAAGATTTATGAGGCATCTGCTTCCCAAATGTTTGGAGTGCCCCTTAACACAATCGTGAAAGGACATGAGAATTATGCCTTACGAGCGAAAGGAAAAGTCGCAGAACTTGCCTTAGGGTATCAAGGAAGCGTTGGGGCTTTAATCGCCATGGGAGCAGATAAGATGGGGTTGACCGAGCATGAGATGAAAGATATTGTGTCCCGGTGGAGGAACACATCTAAGCGCATTGTGGAGCTATGGTATGCGCTCGAGAATGCAGCTGTAGAAGTGATTACATCAGGACAGAAGCAATCGGTGAAATGCGTGACCTTGGCGATGGAATTCGATGTTACCTTCGGGCAGGAGTTTTTAACGATACTATTGCCGTCCGGTCGTAAGTTATTTTATCCAAAGCCGCATTTGCGAGAGAACCAGTTTGGCTCTATGCAGATGCATTACAAAGGTATCAATCAAACATCAAAGAAATGGGAGATTATACCCACTTATGGCGGAAAACTAACGGAAAATATCGTACAAGCCATTGCAAGAGATTGTTTGACAGAAACTCTACTTCGAGTGAAGCAGAAAGGTTGGCAGGTTGTATTCCACGTCCACGACGAAATTATCTTAGACGCTCCAAAGTTTGTTTCTTTAGAAGATGTAGAAAGAGTCATGGGAGAACCGATATCATGGGCTCCGGGACTAATATTAAAAGCTGCAGGGTTTGTCAGCGACTATTATATGAAAGATTAGGGAGGAAAAATGAAAAACACGCTAGCTGATTTGAATAATCACTTATTTGCTCAATTAGAGCGTTTATCAGATGAAGATTTAACAGACGAACAACTAAGTCAAGAAATAAAGAGAGCCTCCGCGATATCGAAAATTGCAACTTCTATCACAGGAAACGCTGCGATTATCTTAGAAGCTCAGAAATTAAAAACAAAAAGATACGAGCTTGAAGGAGAAGAGGCTACAGACATTCCGAAAATGTTGGAGGGGTAATAATGGCGCATAAATATACAAAAGAACAGAAAGAATGGTTGATTGCACATGTAAAAGGAGTTACTACCTTTCAATTGACCGAAATGTTCAATACCGCATTTCAATTGGATTTAAAACGGAGTCAAATTCGAGCATATTTGAAAAATAACAAGTTGACAAACGGTATATTCCGACAATTTAAAAAAGGTCATGTTCCTTACAACAAAGGAACGAAAACGGTTTGCAAAGCTAATAAAACTTCGTTTAAAAAAGGTCATGTTCCTGCAAATTATAAACCTGTCGGATCTGAGAGGATTGATGAAGATGGATATGTTTTAGTCAAAGTGCAGGACACGGGGACTTGGCCGGAACGATGGAAGCATAAAGGAAAGATTATGTGGGAAAAATATCATAATCAGGAAGTCCCAAAAGGGTATGCCGTGATTTTCGCTGATCAAAATAAATTAAATTTTGCAAAAGAAAATTTAGTACTTATTTCAAAAAAGGAATTGCTCGATATGAATCGAAAAAATCGATTTTCCTGCGATTCTGAGATTACAAAAACAAATCTAAATATTTCTAAGTTGGATATTAAATTGTATGAGATAAAAAAAGGATTAAATTCAGATGAGAAAGATAAAACCAAAAACAAAACGAGAGATAAGATATAACGAAAAACGAGAAATACAAGCGTATAAGAAGCCCGCTCAAGAAGAAATCGACTCTATTGAAATCCGGATGCATCTACTGAACTTGGCGACTGTAGTAGAACGCCATCAGAGTGTCTGGAAGCGGGAGAAGGAAGAGAACGACGGATATTTGAACCCTTACTACAATATCCTGATGGGGCGAGTTAGAAACCTGTGTCGGAAGACGTATGATGTTGCGTTTGAAGGGAAAGATGAAGTGGGGAACGACCCGTGGTCTAAGGCAATTATGGTCAAGACAATGACAATCTGTGCGAGAGCCTTTGGAGACCCGTTGCCTCTCTCTACAGATGATAGACAACAGAATTTACCGCGAGGATTCATGGGAACTTTAGGGGCTTGGGCAAGTGTCGTCAAAGAGCTTGGCTCAAAGCGACTAAGCTACTTGGCGGAAAAATTGGAAATTCAAAACGAAATTTTGAAAATTATGGATTTCTCGACAAAATACATGGAAATGGTATATCGGGAAATTACGAGAAATGAGTTGTTAGGAGGATTTAGAATATGATAGATTATGCAAAAAAAATTAAAGAATATCGGCAAGAACATGGGATTTCACAAAAAGAAATGGCGGATTTATTGAGCGTAACACAGCCGTTTTTATCGATGTTGGAATCGGGGAAAATTAAGGCGGAAAGTGAGAACTTGAAAAAGAAAATTGAAGATTTATTAGAAATTCAAGAGGAGCCCACGTTAGACGGAAAGACGGCGGAAGAAGTCTTGGAAGTAATTATAGAAAAAGAGGAACAGAAAGAGGATAGGATTCACAGTCCTTCTCATTACAAAATCAAAGGATGTAAGTTCGAAAGTATCCATTTATTATCTAACATTATCGAAGAGTTACCCGGAGCCATAGCATTTTACGTTGGAAATGCGATTAAGTATTTAATCCGGGCAGAGAAGAAAAATGGGAGAGAGGATTATGAAAAAGCAAAAGTCTATTTACAGTGGGCTGTCGACTGTAAATACGAAGACAGAGGATATTCAGAAGATGAAATTGCAGAAAGTTTAGGGACAGATTGGCTGACTATCATTAGTGGAATCTGCGACGGCATGGATTTGAAAAAAGGCTTTACGATGAACGAAATATTCAAGGCGATCATGGCTTGTGATTATAAGATAGCTTTGAGCTATGTAGATAAATTACTAACACTTTAAAAGAAGGGGGGGCGACCTCAAATGCAATACTCGAGAACAATCACCATTTCTACTGCGAATAACCGATATTCAGAGCAGTGGACGGCAGTAGAAATGACATGGACTGCATTCGTAGAAAAGCTCGGGAAGCCGATTGTGACTGCAGAGAGCTACGAAGAGTACATGACCTACAAAAAGAAAAAGCAAGACCAAATCAAAGATGTTGGGGGATTCGTTGGCGGGGCTTTGGCAAGCGCTCTCCGACGAAATTCGACGATCCGGACACGTAGTATCGTAACCCTAGACTTAGATAATCTAGTTTATCAGGATGATGAGAAAATCCTGAAAATCTTGCACAGTTTGAATTGCTCATTCGCGGTCTACAGCACCCGGAAGCACAGTAAAGTAAAACCCAGACTTCGAATCATATTCCCGTTAGCCACAGACGTATCAGCTGACGAGTATGAGCCTATCGCAAGGAAGTTAGCAAGCTTTATCGGGATGTTGTACTGTGACCCAACAACGTTCCAGCCTGTTAGGTTAATGTATTGGCCAAGCCACTCCAAAGATAGTGACTATGTCTACGAATACGCCGATAAAGGCTTGATAGACGGAAAAGCTATCTTGAATATGTACGAGAACTGGCAGGACGTGAGACAGTGGCCGGAAGTTCCGGGAGCTGCAAAGCTTCATGAGAACATGGCAAAGAAACAGGAAAACCCGCTTGAGAAAGAGGGGATTGTGGGAGCTTTCTGCAGAAGATACAACATCTTAGAAGCGATTGAGGAATTTTTACCAGGAGTGTATGAGCTTTGTGATACAGAGGGAAGATTAACCTTCGTTGGCGGGAGTACAACCGCAGGAGCTGTGCTCTACGAAAGTGGAACCTTCCTTTATTCACATCATGCCACCGACCCTTGCAGTCAGAAGCTCGTAAATGCCTTTGACCTAGTGCGGTTACATAAGTTTGGGCATAAGGACGATATGGCAGAAGAGGGAACCCCGGTTGGACGATTGCCCTCATATCTAGCAATGAAGGAGTTTATCCTGGAAAAAACTCCGGTGAAAATCGATTTGATTCGGGAACGGCAAGAGCAAGCGATGAAGGAATTTGCAGTAGTACTTCCGGATAATTCACATCAAGAAGAAGTGCTAGAGGGGGAAGTCGTGGAGGAAGAAGAGGCATGGGAGCAATATCTGGAGTGTAAATCAGATGGATTCCCGTTACCTACAATTCCCAACATCAGCCTTATACTGCGAAAGGATCCAAAAATCCGGGAAAAAATTTATTATGAAGAATTTTCCAACCGTTTGTTAGTTCGCTGCCCATTACCCTGGGGAAGTTCAGAAAAACAGGTTCGGGTATGGGCAGATACAGATGATTCAGGGTTACGGTGGTTTTTTGAAAAGTTTTATAAAATATCAGGGGTGAATAAAATTATGGACGGGGTGAATCTGATATCTGAAGAAAATAAAGAAAATGCAGTAGCATTATACTTACAAAGTCAGACATGGGACGGTGTAGAACGTTTAGAAACACTGTTTATTGACTATCTAGGATGTGTAGATAATATCTATACAAGGGAAGCAGCAAAGCTATCCATGGTGGCCGCCGTCAGAAGGGCTATCATAGGCGGGATTAAATGGGACTATATGCCCATTTTTATAGGGCCGCAAGGAGTGGGGAAAAGTACTTTTTTAAAGGTTTTAGGAAGAGAATGGTTCAATGACAGCTTGTCCAGTTTTGACGGCAAAGAAGCTTGCGAAGTAATACAAGGGAGTTGGATTGTAGAAGTGAGTGAACTAACAGGACTGAGAAAATCGGAAATCAATATTGCAAAGCAGTTTTTGACACGACAAGAAGACATTTTTCGAGAAGCGTACGGTAGAAGAACGAAAAAATACCCAAGAAGATGTGTCTTTTTCGGGACTTCCAACGATGCGGAATTTTTGAAAGATGCATCCGGGAATAGAAGATTTTGGCCTATTGATACTTTCGTACAAACTCCTAAAAAATCTATTTTCCAAGACCTTGCAAAAGAAGTCGACCAAATATGGGCGGAGGCTTGTGAGTCATCCAAGCGGGAAGATTTTCATTTGGTGTTAAGTAAGGAAGCGGAAATGTTGGCAAGATTGGAGCAAGAAAGCCATCGAGAAGATAATTTTAAACGAGGGATTATTGAAGAATATTTAGATAAAAAGTTGCCAAGAGCGTGGGGTTCGATGGATTTATTTGCGCGAAGAGCCTATCTACAAGACTATGAAAATCAAGTTGCATTACATTCAGAATTGTTTGAACGGGATCGCGTCTGTATTGCGGAAATATGGGAAGAAGCACTCGGGAATGACAAAAGATTCATGCGGAAAGCGGACAGCTTTGAGATTGCCGACATCATGTCAAGTATGAAAGGCTGGGAAAAAATGAAGCATGTTATGAAGGTGAAGAACTACGGCGGTCAAAAAGGGTATTTAAGGAAACAAAAATAAGGACAACCAAGTCTTGAAAAAAGGACAACCAAAGGTACAAAAAAGGACAACCAAGACAACCAAAATCTATATATAAATATAAAATTAAGAATTTAAGAATATATATAACCTTATTTTTCTTATTTCGCGTATACTCATATACGCGCGTGAGGAAGTTGTCCTTGTAGATTTTTTTAAGGAGATTTGAAATTGAAAAAAACAGAAAAAGAAATTGAACAAAAATTAAAGCGCAGGATAGAGAGCCTCGGAGGGTTATGTTTAAAGTGGACCTCTCCGGGAATACGAGGGGTGCCTGACCGGATCTGTATTATGCCCGGAGGCGATGTCTTGTTTGTGGAATTAAAAGCAGAGGGGAAGAAGAACAATCTATCTCCTTTGCAAAAGAACATCCACAAGAAGTTAAAAGCACTAGGACACGTGGTCTGTGTCGTATCCTCTTACGAGGAAGTCAATGATTTGATTGAAACATGGTGCATGAGTTAGGAGGTGATGTCGAATGAAGTTTGTACCGCATAATTACCAAAAATACTGTATCGAACGCATGATACAGGATGATAAATTGGGATTGATGCTGGATATGGGACTTGGGAAGACAATTATAACCCTAACCGCGATTCAAGAATTAAAGTACAATCGATTTGAAGTGAATAAAGTTCTCATCATCGCCCCGAAAAAGGTCGCAGAAGTGACGTGGACGGACGAGATAGAGAAGTGGGAGCACTTATCCTTGCTTCGTCCTTCCCTCGTGCTAGGAAGTGCCTCAAAGCGGATAAAAGCCCTGGCTAAGAATGCGGATGTCTATGTCATCAATCGAGAGAACGTCGTGTGGCTGGTGGAGTACTACAAGAACGAATGGCCGTTCGATATGGTGGTGCTGGATGAATGGAGTAGCTTCAAGAACCATCAATCCAAGAGATTTAAGTACCTAAAAATGGTGCGGGGAAAAATGAAGCGGGTGGTCGGGTTGACCGGAACACCAACTCCAAACGGTCTGATTGACTTATGGGCTCAAGTCTACCTACTGGACCAAGGGGCGAGATTGGAGAAGACCATCGGGAGATACCGGGAGAGATATTTTGACCCGGGACAGAGGAACCGGACCACGATTTTCAACTACGAGGCAAAAGATGGATCCGAACACGCAATTCATGAAAAAATAGCGGATATTTGCATTTCGATGAAGGCAGAGGATTATTTACAGCTTCCAGATGTGATTTATGAGACCGTTCCGGTGGTCTTGGATAGCAAAGCGAAAAAAGTCTATGACGAACTTGAGAAAAAGATGATTTTAGAGTTAGAAGCAGGAGAAGAAATCACGGTGACCAGTGCAGCCGCTTTGTCCAACAAACTCCAACAATTGGCGAATGGGGCGATATACGGAGAAAATCGAGAAGTGTTTGAAATCCACGACTGTAAAATCGAGAGATTCTTAGAACTTATCGAACAGTTAAACGGGAAGCCCGCTTTAGTCTTCTATAACTTCCAACACGACTTAAGCCGAATCCAAGAGGCATTGGCAAAGTCAGGACTACGAGTGAGGTTATTGAAGTCTCCGGAGGATCAAAAAGACTGGAACGAACATAAGATTGATGTCCTGTTAGCCCATCCGGCCAGTGCAGCATATGGATTGAATTTGCAGGAAGGTGGAAATCATGTTGTGTGGTTTGGGTTAAATTGGAGCTTGGAACTCTACCAACAGGCGAATAAGCGGCTTCACAGACAAGGACAGAAAGAAAAAGTTATCATCCATCATCTCATTACTAAAGGAACTCGAGACGAGGATGTGATGGCCGCATTGGAGAACAAAGGCAATGTGCAGGAAGAGCTGCTACAGAGTTTGAAAGTGAGAATTGAGAAAGTCAAAGGAGGAAAATGATGAGAGATAGACTAAAAGAATTATGGGAAAGACAAAAACATTTTGATAACATAGCTTTTCAAAATGCGGCAACTACGAGAGAAGATACAACTCTACATAGAAAAGTTGCACTTATTACTGAAATTGGAGAGCTTTACAACGAATTACCAGACTTCAAGTATTGCAAGAAGAATGATAAAAATCTTTTGAGACAAAAAACCGGATACTAAGGAGGACTAGATGACAGAGAAGGAAATGCAGAAATTAGCAGGGATTGTACTGAACCAATTGGAGCAGAAGGAAAAAAGAGAGATGATGTCTGCACAAACAATTTTTAGAAAAACAGAATTGTTGTTGAAGAAATATAAAAGTTTCAAGAAAAGAATCGGGGTATTGAATCAACAGCTAGAAAATGTACAGTTGAGAAAATGTGTTACATTTGGTGAGATTAGAGTTGAAAATAAAGAATATCTCTCTGAATATGAGAAAATCGAAAATAAAAAAATTGAGATTAAAAAATCAATCGGCATGTACGAAGCTGTTATAAGTTTAATAGAGCAAGGATTAGAAAGCATAAAAGACGATAAATATTACTCAATAATTGAAATGAGATATTTAGACAGAGTGAAAATAGAAGAGATTGCAGAAAAAATAGGAGTAGATGAATCTACAGTAAAAAGAAATAAAAATAGACTTATTGATGAAATTTCTTTGGTTATTTTCGAAACAGAAATACTAAAAGACATTTTTAAAAATTTTTTATGATTTGCACCTTTTTTGCCCTTTTAATGAACTTTTATATGTGTTATAATGCTATCGTGGAAGAAGCAGGGGGAAAAACCTTGCTTCTTTTTTGTTTTTTGGCGTGAGCAAGAATGATAAGTTCTTGCTTTTTTTATTTTAAAGAAGAAAAGGAGGAAAAATGAAAAAATTAAAAGGAGTTATTTTATTTTTTTTATTTACGTTGTCTTTGTATGCAAATACAGGGAAAGTGGCAAGTTTTAATACTTTACATTTAGGGACTTCTAAAAAGGATTACAAATTGTTTTGTGAAACAATACGAGACTTCGATTTAGTAGGTTTGGAAGAGGTTATGAAAAAAGAAGCTGTAGAAAATCTTGTGAAAGAATTGAACAAAAATACAGGTAGTATCTGGGAAGGACATATTTCACAACATGCAGTTGGAGAGAATGGGTATAATGAGTTTTATGGATATGTTTGGAAGAAAGACAAGGTAAAGTTGATAAAACAAGAAGGCTTTTACCCTGATCCGGACAATAAATTTGTTAGAGAGCCATATGGAGCTACTTTTAAAATTGGCAATTTTGATTTTACCTTTGTGTTACAACATGCGGTTTATGGGAAAAAAGTATTAGAAAGAAAATTGGAAGCGGCTGAATTAGTCAAAGTGTACGATTATTTTCAAGATAGGGATATTAAAGAAAATGATATTTTAATTGCGGGAGACTTTAATTTATCCGCATCTGATAAGGCATTTGATAGTTTGTATAATCATAGAGATAATATAACGTGCACACTAGACCCTAAAACAAAGACTACTGTTGGAACAAAAGGATTATCGAGTGCATATGATAACATTTTTATTTCTAAAAAATATACAACAGAATATACTGGAAAAAGTGGAATAGTAGATTTTACGAATAAAAAGTATGGAGAAGCTAGGAAAAAGATATCTGATCATTTGCCGATTTATATTGAAGTCAACACTGATAAGGATGATGATTAGAATAAAAAAAAGTAGTTTTAGGATTCTACTATAAAAAATCCTAGATATTATGGAGAGTTATCCTAATTTGGTAAGGAAGTAGTCTACTAAACTACCGCCGCAAGGCTTATGGGTTCAAGTCCCATACTCTCCGCCAAAAAGCAATGTAAAAAGGTTGCGAAGTGGAAAAGCAACCAAAATATATTTGAGAAAGTGAGGTGAAACAGATTGAACAAGCAGGATTTATTTGTAAAAGAATACTTAAAAGATTTGAATGCGACACAAGCATATATTAGAGCAGGATATAAATTTAAGAATGAGAATGTTGCTGCTGCAAGTGCTGCTAAAATCCTAAGAAATCCTAAGATACAAGAAAAAATACAAAAGGCAATGGCTGAAAGAGAGAAGAGAACGGAAATTACGCAAGATAGAGTATTAAGAGAGATTGCAAACTTGGCTTTTACGGATAGAACCGGAATCGTCAATCTGAAAAAGAACCGAGTTATCATACAAGATTTTGAGGAATTAACACCTGAGCAAAGAGCATGCGTTGCTGGAGTCAAAGAAACAAAACACGGGATTGAAGTGTCTTTCTACAACAAGGAAAAAGCCTTAGAAATGTTAGGTAGGCATCTAGGGATGTTTACAGAAAAAGTGGAGGTCAAGGGAGAAATCAATAGCAATCCGCTGCAAGGATTGACAACAGAAGAATTGAAAAAGCTGATACAAGGATAGGAGGTGGTACGGTGGCATATGATATGAATTTGATAAGATTAGAAGCAAAAAAAGAATTGGCAAGAAGAGATTTTTGGAGTTACTGCAATTTCTTCTCTCCGAATTTTTATACAGAAAAAAAAGCATATTTAACAGACCTGTGTAATCGATTACAAGCATTTATAGAATCTGATAAAAAAGTGTTAGTGGTAAATATGCCACCTCGGTTTCGGGAAGTCGAGAACGGCTGTTTTATTCGTGCAATGGTTGTTAGGAAGAAATAACAAGCTAAAGATAATGACCGGATCCTATAACGAAACCTTGTCATCCACATTTGCCAAGCAAGTGCGGGATATGATTGCAACGGAAAAAAGCACAGGTATGACAGTATACCAAGATATTTTTCCGGATACGAAAATCAAGTACGGAGAAGCGTCTATGAACAAATGGGCATTAGAGGGAAGTCAAGTAGCAAACTATTTAGCAACGAGCCCCACCGGGACTGCGACAGGATTTGGAGCGGACATTATCATCATTGACGACTTGATAAAGAACAGTGAAGAAGCATATAATGCAAATACTTTACAAAAGCATATTGATTGGTTTACAAACACAATGCTATCTCGGACGGAGAAAGGATTTAAACTAATCATCATCATGACCCGTTGGGCGACAAATGACCTGGCGGGTTTTATTTTGGAGAACTTCGAGGATGTAGAGCATATTAATTACAAAGCTATCAACGAAGATGGAAGTGCTTTAGATGAAGACGTCTTGAGTTTAGAAGATTTCAACTTTAAGACAAAACACATGGATAAGGCGATTGTATACGCCAACTATCAACAAGAGCCAATCGACGTTCAAGGGAAGTTATATCAGAACTTAAAAACATATGTAGAAATCCCAAGAGAGAAGGTACGACAGCGGAGAGCCTACTGCGATACGGCAGACACCGGAGCGGATTATTTATGCAATATCATCTACGATGACTGCAAAGATAGTGCTTATATCATCGATGTGATTTATACAAAAGAGCCTATGGAAGTGACGGAGGAGCAAGTTGCAGCTGCTTATAAGAATCATCAAGTGAATTTGGCAGATATTGAAAGTAATAATGGTGGAAGAGGGTTTGCAAGGAATGTAGAGAGAAGAACGAAAGAACTGGGAAATTATAAAACGGTTGTGAAGTGGTTTCATCAAAGTGGAAATAAGCAATCCAGAATACTGGCCAATAGTTCTTGGGTACAACAAAATATTTATTTCCCAATCGACTGGGAGAATAAGTGGCCGGAATTTTACAGAGCGATTACAACCTACCAAAAAGAGGGGAAAAATGCTCATGACGATGGACCGGATGTTTTGAGTGGGATTGCGGAAAAGATGAACGGAAATACCGTAAGTACACTAGACATCCGAAGTCTAGGAATAAGATAGAGAGGAGGATAAATTTGGAAGTAAGAGAATTAGAAGCAACTTTGAAAACTTTCTTACAAGTAGAATTACCACGATTACAGAAATTAGAGGATTACTATGTCGGGAAGCACGATATTTTGAAAAAGCAAGACAGAGTTCCCGGAAAAAAAGATACGAAGCTAGTGAACAATTATTGCGAATATATAGCAAGCATTTCAACAGCATATTTCTTAGGAGAGCCAATTGGATATACTTGTGAGAATGAAAACACGGACTATGAGAAGCTATCTGAATATTTAACAACAGAAGAAGAGCAGCAAGAAAACTTTGAGCATGCACAGAATTGTTCAATATTCGGAAAATCTTATGAGTTGTGGTATGTAGATTTAGATCAGAGCATTAAAAACGTCGTGTTGGATCCTCGAGATGTCTTTATTTTGAGAGATAATAGCATTCAGAAGAAAATGATTGCAGCGGTTCGTTGGGATATGCAGAAGAACGCAGAGGATAAGAGTATTTACACTTTAGAAGTGTATGATGAGAAATCCGTCACCCGGTATGGGTGGGAAGCAGAAGGGAAAGAACTTCCTAACGTTGTGGAGGAAAGTAAACTTCATGGATTTAATCAAGTCCCAATCATTGAGTTTAGCAATAACAAACGACAACGAGGGGATTTCGAAGGAGTTATTTCCCTGATTGACGGGTACAATGAAGTCACATCCACATCGGTGGATGATATGAAAGACTTCACAGATGCAATCTTAGTCCTTAAAAATCTGTCCGGAACAGATGAAGAAACAATGAGAAATGTTAAGCGGGATAAAGTGATGAAAACGGATGGAGATGGCGGAGCGGAATGGCTAGTGAAAGTCGTGAATGATACTTATGCACAAAATAACAAAAACCGTTTAAATCAAGATATTCACAAGTTTTCTCTTATCCCTGATATGCAGGATAAGGAATTTTCCGGAAACAGTTCCGGGGTGGCGTTAGGATATAAGCTTCTAGCATTAGAACAGTTGACTGCACAGAAAGAAATGTACTTCAAAAAAGCATTAAATCAAAGATTGCAGCTGATGATTGATTTCTATAATCTAAACCTAGAACCGAAACAAATTCAAAAAGTATTCACAAGAAATACTCCGAAAAACTTAGTTGAGATTGCAGATGTTGTGACAAAGCTTTCCGGAATTGTGTCTCAAGAAACTTTATTATCGAATATCCCTTTTGTCGAAGAAGCGAAAACAGAGATGGAAAAATTGAAAGCAGAACAGGAAGCAAGTGTGGCAGTGGATATGAATACTCGGCTTGGAGCTGATGGAAATGGCGAAGATGAGTAAAGAATATTGGGAAAAACGGCAACATGAGAGAGAGGCGAAGGCTTATTCAAGTATATTAGAAGTGGAGAAAGAGTATAAAGAAGCTTTAGAGAGGGCTAAGTTAAATATTAACAAGCAAATTAGCCACATCGGAACAACTTACATGAAAGATAATCAGTTAAGTTATGCAGAAGCAACGAAACAGCTAAAAGGAACAGAATACAAAGTATGGAGAAAACAACTGGATGAGTATATGCAGGAATGGAAGCAATTGAAAAGAACCGCCCCTGTGGAAGCGAAAAAACTTTGGCTAGAGATAGAAACTTTATCTGCAAGAAGCCGTATCAGTCGATTAGATACTATCAGAACACAGATTGATATTGAACTAAGCAAAGTATCGAGTGAGGCAGTGGAAAGCACGAGAAAGGCACTCTACGGAGTTTATGGAGATACTTATCAAGAGGTTATGAAAGACTTAGGAATAAAGTCAATGTTTTCTGACAGTATGGCGAAAGCAGTGATTGATCGTCCTTGGAGTGGAGCGAACTATTCTAGTAGGCTTTGGGGAAATTCAGAAAAGTTGGCTAGAGTACTAAAACAGGAAGTCACAACGGGGATGATACAAGGAATCAATCTAAAAACAATGGGAAAGCGTATATCGGATAGAATCGAAGGAGCGAAAAAGAATGATGTGGAAAGGCTCTTACGAACAGAAGTCAACTATGTGATGAATCAAGCGACTTTGGACGGATACAAAGACGCTAAGGTTGAGAAATATACTTTTGATGCCACGCTAGACAGTAGAACAAGCCAAATATGTGCAGAGTTGAATGGAGAAACGTTCGAGTTGGGTAAAGCAGCCGTCGGAGTCAATTATCCGCCAATGCATCCTCGATGCAGAAGTACGACGACACCGGTGATTGACTTCGAGGCTTTAGGAGAAAGGTTGAGAGAAGAAAAAGACTTGCAAGAAATCGAAAAAGAGAGTATGATAAATGAAACAAGATCGTATTCAGAGGCAATGAAAAAAGTATTAGAGCATGGCCGTAAAACAGGAAATGAAGGCCTGATGTGGCTAGACTTACAAGGAAATGAGATTATTCCGTTTAAGGCAGGAAGCACCGACAGGGTTTCTATCACAAAGGAGACGATAACTCATTTGAAATCATTGCCTACAGATACAGTTATTTCGCTACACAATCATCCGGGAAGTTCTTCTTTCTCTACAGCTGATATGAATGTAGCGTGCTATTTGCCGAGTGTGAAAGAGATGAGAGTAATCGGACACGATGGCACAAAGTATTTTCTAAAAATTGGAAATGGGCAAAGACCTGAAAAACGCATACTCGATGATGCCTATTACCGTACTCGAAATAAATTAGAACACAAATACATACAAGAATTGAGAGATTTATCAAAAAGACAGAAAGCATGGAAAGAGCTCACACACGAAATCAATGAAAAGTTGGCAAAAAAATTTGGATGGGAATATAGGAGGGAATGATGAAAAATAAGCAGGAAGAGATATTGATGCCAGATGAGTTCATCCCGGACTACTCTTTGTCGGAAGAAGAAAGAGAGAAACAGTGGCAAGAATGGATGGAAGACAGTCGAAAAGCAGCAGAACAACTATTTGATTAGAAATAAAAATGCGGGGATGGGAGGAAAAAGATGAGTAAAGAAAAACAATTTTCAGATGACCGTTGGAATTTCATTCCTGCGTGTGAAGTGATAGGTCATACAAATACATCGTACGAGAATGAATTATCTGGATTGCAAGAAATGATGAAAACAGGACTGTTTGACGAGGAATGGTATCAAAAAGAACTGAAAATCATCAAAGAGAGATACGGTATAAAAGAATAAAATTTCTCTTGACTTTGTACATTATATAAGTTACAATGAATTAACAACAAAGCCTTACTTGTTAAGGATAAGAAGATATGCTCGTATAGTAGCGAGCAATTAAATCAAAAGAAATACTAGCGTGGATGATATGCTCGTAGTGTAGCGAGCAGTATAATCAAAAGAAATACACAATTAGATGACAATCCTCTATTCATTAGAGGATTTTTTCATGAGGTGATAGCATTGGAATTTCATTTACTGACAAAAGATTTTTATCTTAAATATGCTAATTGTAAAGAAATACTGAAAAAAGAAGATAGACCCTACTTGGTATATGTTATAAAAATAGAAGATTTAATTTTTGCTATTCCAATTCGGCATAGTATAAAACATAAGTATTGCATAAGAACACTAGGAGAGCAAGGATTGGATTTATCGAAAACAGTTGTTTTACAAGATGAAACATACCTATCCGATTTTAATGTACACATTGATAAGCAAGAATACATCATCTTATCAGAAAAGAAATCGTTAATCGGAAAAGAACTTGGAAGATATATTAAACTTTATAAAAAAGCGTTAAAATATCCGAAGGATAATAAAAATAAAATATTGCTAGAAAACAGTACTTTGCAGTATTTTCATAAAGAATTAGGAATAAAGTCTTAACAGGCTTTATTTTTTTATAAAAAATCTCTTGACTTTTCATTTTGTATAAAGGTATAGTTTTAGTAAAGTCAAAGGAGGAAAGGGGTTAAAAATGTTGAAAATTTGTGATGAAAATAAGGAAAGTATAAAATTTAGATTTTTAGGAAGCAATGAAATTGGAGCTAGAGAATTATCAAAGTTTTTAGAAGCCACTGTTTCAACATTTGAAAAGATTGTTTCCAATTCAGAAGAAGAAACATATATTAAACTTAATATTTCTTCAGTGGAAAAAGGAAGCTTTTTAATTGTATTAACTTCTATAGTAACTAAAATTCCAAAGTTTTTTGAAACTGTTAAGAATTCTAAAGAAGTAATTGCTACTTTTAAAGAATGTTTAGAAATAAAAGAAAAATTAAAAGATAAAAAGGTACAAGTTAAGGGTGACGGTTTGTATAAAGATGGTGTAAAAATTCAAAATTATTACTATAAACCGACAATATATATTATGCAAGATCCTGAAAGAAGAAAAGAAGTAGACAAAGCTATTTGTAATTTTGGAGAAAATTTGCCAAGTAGTCGAGAACTTAACATAGAAACAGAGATGGGAAACCTAGAAATAAATACAGAAATCAAAGACTTGATAAAAACTCCTTTAGTAATAGAAGAAGAGAAAGAAGTTATTGAAAAGGACATTTACATTAGAACGGTTACTATCAAGATTCCAAACTTAGAAATGAGTGGACAATGGACTGTTAAAACAGACCATGACATTAAAGTGAATATATTAGATGAAAATTTTAAGAAGAAAGTTCTACAAAGAAAATTTGCTTTTTCTTCGGGGCAAAAAATTAAAGTAAAAATAGAAGAAATTAGAATTACAAATGGAAGTAAAGAAACAATTCATTACAATATAATGGAGGTTCTAGAACTGGAAGAAAATACACAATCCGCTTTATTTTAAAAAACAGATTTTTTCTGTTTTTTTTATTTTTTACTTGACTTTAAACGTACGTTGTGATAATATAAGAATATAACGTACGTAAGGAGTGAAAGGGATGAAAGAAAAAGTCATAAAAAAAGTAAACTTTAATAAAGGGGGTGCTGGTAATTATGTTCCTAGAATAGTATTAAATACGGAATGGGTATCCGATATGGGTATAACGAAAGATAATAATGAAATTGAAATGAGTTATAATAAAGAAAAAAAAGAAATCTCTATAAAAAAGAAATAAAAAGTCCCCACTCTTATCGTATAGACAAAATATGGGGACAAGTAGTACAAGACTACCTCAGCAAGTATATTGTACTATATTTTCCCCTTAAAAACAAGGAGGAAAAAATGAACAATTTAGTAAAAGTGGAAAATAATAGTAAATATGGATTTGTAGTGTCAAGTAGAAATGTCTCAATTGTTGTGAAGAGAAGACATGATAATGTTATGAGAGATATCGAAAAAATTATCACAGAGGGTAGCCCTCAAATTAGAGGGCTATTCATAAAGTCTGAATATATCGCAAGTAACGGGAAAAAGAATAAGGAATATTTATTACTTAAAGACGGTGTTATATTATATTTGTTCAATGTTCAAGGTTTGTATGAGAAAAAAATGGCATACATCAACGAATTCAATCGAATGGAACAAGCCCTAAGAAAGCCAAAGCAAACAAAGTTAGATTTTCAAAATCAAACTCCTATCCGAACCACTTGGAAAGGAGAACCGGTGATTGAGCTTGTGCAACTAGCTAGATATATCAACATGACTTCTGACAATTTACATTTTTTAACAAAACATGATAAAGTTACATTACGATATGAGAAGCTAATGGAATTCCGAAAAGAAAATCCGAGAAGATATAATCAAAGTGTAAATGCAATTAGTATTCTTTTCAAAGAAACAGTCATTGCAATTTGTAAGAAATATGGTATCTACGAAAAGTACAAAGATTTCATTGAAAACTATTTCCGGGTAGATAACAGAATAGAGGATAAAACACCTAAGGTTCCTGTGGTGCGAGAGAATAAAGAACCATTCGAGGATAACTATTACAATCGAATGTTTGAATGTATGAAAAAGGCTTATATTATTGAGTCTAGAATTGAAAAAATCTATGAAGAAGAATTATTACCTTTGTACAACAAAATTGAGGAATTAAATAGAGCGAAAAAGAATTGTCTAATTTCTCCCTTTAATGCCATGAAATATGGAAGTGTTTTAGGGAAAGCAAAATTAAATAAATAGTTTAACACGAAGAGAGGTATCACAGCCTCTCTTTTTTTATATCCAAAAGGAGGCAAAATATGGAAAATGTATTAGTAAAAGTAGAAAACAAAGATGGGATTTTAGTAGTTTCTAGTAATCGGGTAGCTGTGGAGCTAGGAATAAGACACGATAATTTATTGAATAAAATTGATGATTATGTGAAGAAATTTAACTCACCTAAACTTTCAGGGCAGTTCTATATTTCAAGTAATTACAAAGATAAAAGTGGAAAATCAAATAGAAATTATTTAATTACCAAAAAAGGGATTGCTCAGGTTATTGGAGGATATTCTGCAGCGGTTCCCAAAGCCTTTGAGTATAATGTGGCGTATATCAATGAATTTGAAAGAATGGAGCAAATTCTAAGAAATCGAAATAGTAGTGAATGGCTGTTAACTAGAGAACAGGGAAAACTGATAAGAAGAGTAGAAACAGATGCAATTCAAGAATTGATTCCTTATGCAAAAGAACAAGGAAGCAATCACGCAGATATGCTTTATATGACATATAGTAAATTGGTAAATTCTTTAGTTGGCATAAAAGCAAATACTAGAGATATTATTGAATTTAGAAAGTTGATAGCAATACATCAGTTGGAAGACATGTTCTCAAGAATCATAGAAAACGGAATTAAAAATAAGATGTACTACAAAGAAATTTACAAATTATGTAAAAGAAACGGGCAAATGTTAATGGGTTTGTTGAATGGAGAGATAAAAGCACTTAGTGTTGATTAAGTGCTTTTTTTAATACTTAAAAACAAGAAAGCGAGGTGAAAGATATGACGGTAGCAGGATATTGCTTTTTAGCAGCAATATGTTTGGTCGGTGGATTTTATGCATACTTTAGAATTAAGTATCGTCAAAAGAAGCCAAAGGATTTATTCAATCGAGCAAAGAAAGATTTTAAGAAAAAGTAGGAAAGGGGCTAGCAATAGTCCTTTTTCTTTTGCCGTACTTGTGGGCGTAAAACACACGGAAATGAAAATAATAGTCATACAGGACTTTAAACAGGAGGTTATAAATGGCAGAAGGAACTGAAAAAACTTTTACACAAGAAGAAGTGGATGCAATCGTGGAGAAAAGATTAAGAAGACAGACAGCAGATTTTGAGAAAGAGAAGAAAGAGCTGGAAAGAAAGCACGGAGAAACAATCGAGGAGTATGAGGAAAGAATCAAAAATGCGAACTTGACGGCAGAAGAAAAACACAAGAAAGAATTAGAAAAAATTCAGAAAGACTTGGATGCAAAAAATGCGGAACTTTCTACAATCAAAACGAACGAGATAAAGAGAAATATGTTAGCGAAGTACAAGCTATCCGAAAAATTCTTATCCCGTATCTCCGGAACAACAGAAGAAGAAATCGAAGCATCTGTAAAAGAATTTTCCGAAGCAATCGGGGAATATATGAAGTCACAAGTTGGCGGAACTCCGGAAGCAATGAACGGTGGAAGTAATGGCGGAGCCGATAAGGCGAAATTGGAAGAATTGAAAAAAAAGGCAATGGAATCAGGAAGTGCTGAGGACAGAGCTGCGTACGTGAAAGCGAAAGCAGAAGCGGAAGAAAATATAGGAGGTCAAGAATAATATGGCAGGAAAAATCGATAAGCAATTAAACTCAACGAATCAATTTATCTCAAATGACATTTCTGAGGAATTAACATTAGTCAATCCCAACGTTTCTCCCATTATGTCGCATATTTTGAGAGGCGGAAGAAAGGAAAAAACAAATGCTATTACGTTTGAATGGGTGGATCATTATGAGAGAAAAACAAATTCTACTTTGAAAGCTCAATTGGAAACGGAAGGAAGCGAAATTCAAGTGAACGATGAAGATGTATTAGTAAAAGATGCATTATTAGCAATCGGAGATGAAGTTGTAAAAATTACAAAAGTAAAAGAAGATAATAAAGCTGACGTTACGAGAGGATACGCCGGAACAACCAAAAATTCCGGAGCATTTACTGTCGGAACGGCAGTTCAAAGTTTAGGAATTGAGATGGAAGAAGGCGGGGATTTAAAGCCGTCCACTGTAAAATTACCGGTGCATATTACAAATAATACTGGAATCATCTATGAATCTTATGAAATCACAGAAACTGCAAAGCATTTAGCAATTCACGGACAAGGTGGATTATCTGCAAGAGAGCTGGAATCACAAAAGAAGAAAGATGAAATGATGGGGTATTTGGAAAATAAAGTACTAAACGGGGTTAAGTTTTCGAACGGAAAACAAAGAAATTCCGGAGGAGCAAAATCATTAATCAAGGCACACGGAATCGTGATTGATGCCCAAAACAAAGATATTTCTGTAGATTTCTTAGATGAAGTAGTAAAGGCTATCGTAGATAGAGGAAATCCCGGAGCGGCGGAATTGAAAGCCGGGAAATATTTCTTATGTGTTCCTTGGGCTCAAGCGGTTAAGATTAACAGATTAAACAAAGAATCTGTAAGAACTGACATTCGAGAAAACGTGACCGGAACTTTAGTTACAGAAGTTATCACAAATGCCGGAAAACTAACTGTATTCCCTGCTCCTTCTTTGTTGGATAATGAATTTTTAGTGACAAATTTATATAACTACAAAATCAAAGAATTATACCCAATCAAAGAAGAAATGGCAGCGAAAACTGGATTGAGAGATGAATATTTCTTCCATGGGGAACACGGATTGGAAATTAAGAATTTACCATTCCAAGTACACGTGAAGAATGTAAAAGTGAAATAAGGAGGAATTAAGGTATGGCGAAAAATGATAAAAAAACAACAGAAATTACTGGGGCAGAAGTGGAAAAAACAACAGAAAAAGTAAAGTTCACATCAGATTATAAGAGTTTGATGATTGCCGGAACTAACATTGCATTCCGGAACGGAGAGTATGAAACAGAGGACGAGTTGGAAATTGCTTTATTGAGAAATAACAGTGCAGTGGTGGAAGTTGAAGCGGGGGAATAATTCTCCTGCTTTTTTCTTGGAAAGGAGCTGGGAATGGGAGAAGTTATTGAAAAAATCTTATTAAAAATGAAAGATTTAGCCGAACTTGAAAATGAAGCAAAAACAAAAGTACAAATCTTGATTCTAATCCGCAAAGCTCTCAACTATATGCACCGGGAAGATTTCCCAGAACAACTCGTAGAGCTTTTTGCAGAGCATTTAGCTTTAAAAGAAATGGAACGTTTGGATCCAAACATAAAAAGTATCACGGAAGGTGATACAAAGTATGAATTAAACGTTTCTCGAGATACAACAGAAGAACTATTGCTTGGTCTTAAGAGCCAGCTAAATCGGTTCAGAAAGGTGGGAACTCTATGAGATTGTCAGATTTACACGTGGATGAATGCACTGTGTATCGAGCTGTATCTCAAGAAAATGAGTACGGAGCTTTGGAAGAGAAATATGAAAAGTTGTATGAAAATATCCCTTGCCGGTTGTCTCAAAAAAACTTAAGAAGCGTCATAGTCGGGGATAACAATTCTTCCTCTCAGGAGTATAAACTTTTCACAGACTTAGGAGCTGATATTAGGCAGAATGACAAGCTTGTTATCACGAGGTATGCTGACGGTAGCCAATACTTTTTCAAAGCCTCGAAACCGATGTCTTACAGCGTGATACGACACAAAGAAATCGTGCTCACTGAAATTTCTGGAAATGAGGTGATGAAATGAAATTAAAAGGGTTTGATGAGTTTGAGAAAGTAATACAAGGACTCAAGAACGATTTTCCGGATAGTACAGAAACTTTTATGAAACAACAAGCAGAAGCATTAAAAACTGATGTGAAAAAAGAAATATCAAAAGGTGGAAATCACCCAGTTGATACTGGAACTTTACGAAATGCTTGGCAAAGAAAACATGCTGGAAAGTATAGACAAGTTTTGTTTAATGCTACTGATTATGCGGCTCACGTGGAATACGGTCATAGAATCGGCAAAGGGAGAAAAAGATTTGTTAAGGGACGGTTCATGTTGAGAAAAGCGATAGATACAAGGCGGATTAAGTTTTATCGAGACTTGGAAAAATTTGTAGGGAAGTTGATGAAAAAATGAGATGGGAAGATATAAAAAACAGCATTACTTCTACGATGAAGCGGAACATGTCGAATACGAATATCTATTTTGAGGAAATAGACAATCCGATATTTCCTTACTTTTTCGTAGACTTAGTGGATTATAAAAAAGAATTCAATACGACTCATCGAGAGTGGAAATCGATTATTTTAGACATTCGCTATCATCCAGAACAGCATAATAAAAATGCTCGGAGTCAGGTTATTGAAGTTCTCGAAAACCTGGATATGGCATTTGAGTATCAGGGAAATAAGGTATTACATGCCAAACGGGTAGAAGGGAATGAGATTAAAGAAGTACGGTGGCTGACTTTACTGGATACAGATATTACGGTAATAGATAAAGTCGGTCATTATGTATTTACGTTAAATCTATTTGATTTATATGGGAAACCGTACGATTATGAATTGATGAAAGATTTAGAATTACAATTACAATTTAAAGATTAGGAGGTAGGAAATGGCACAAGTAGGTCAAATTAAAGCAAGTCCGGAAATCAATATTGTGTTTCAAACGTTAGCTACAACAGCAATCCAGAGAAGTGCACAAGGGATTTTATGCATTATTTTGAAAGACAGTAAGATGAAAACGAAGTGGAGCACTATCAAAACAATTGCGGATATTGACGCAAAGAACTGGGATGAGAAATCCGTGAAATTGATGACTTTAGCAATGCAAAAATATGCACCGAAAAAGATTTTAGTGCGAGCGTTGCAGACGGAAGAATCCGATTATTCAACTGTTTTAAAAGAGTTAGAAAATAGAAAAATTAATTGGTTGGCATGTCCATCTGCCCAATCCCAAGATGATACAAAAGTAGTAACTTGGATAAAACAGATGTTCGGAACAACTGCAATTGGAAAAACAATTAAGTATGTTTCTTCTTTTGCGAGCAATTCAGATCATCCGGCAATCGTGGAGTTGGCGAATACCGGAACTTATAAATCCAAGTTGGGCGATTTTACAGCTCAAGAATATACCGTTGCAATAGCTGGGGCGATTGCAGGTTGTCCGCTTAACAGAAGTTTGGATAATGCAATTATGCCGGATTTAATATCCGTTGTGGATGTAGAGCATAAGCTTGGAAAGTTCTCGTTATACAATGAAGATGAAGTCGTTAGAATCAACTATGCGGTCAATTCTAAGACGACATTTGATAGCTCTTGGAAGAAAGATACTAGAAAAATCAAAGTAGTTGAGGGAATGTGCATGGTTGTAGACGACATCCGGGATACTTTTAAAAAGTATTGGCTGGGAATTTACTTGAACAGCTATGACAATAAAATGAATTTTTGCTCTAATGTGACAAAAGTTTATTTTAAAGAATTGGCTCCGAATGTATTATCTGCGGATTATGACAATAAAATTGAAATCGATTTTGAGGCACAAAAGGGATACATTGTCACAGAGGGATTGGATCCGGATGAAATGTCAGAGTTGGAAATCATGAAATACCCAACTGGGGATGATGTGTATTTAACCGGAGACGTAAGATTTGCAGATACTATGGCGAATCTACAGTTGACGATTTTGATGTGATAAAAAAAAATACCTTGACTTTTATGGGCGTGCATTATATAATTATTGTGCGGACAATAAAAGTGAGGTGGTATCATGAGTTCACGAACTGGTAGACCTAAACTTGAAAATGCTAGAGATAAGAAGTTAAATATTAGATTAAGACAGGAAGAACTTGACTTAATCCAAGAATGTTCTGAAAAATTAAAAAAAACTAGAACAGATACAATTATGGAAGGCATAAAAAAGTTAAAAAGGGAACTAGACAAATAAAAAAAGAGTGATATTCAGTCCCTGAGAAAGATTTGAAATATCACTCAACCCCAAAGAGAGGTATGTAAATATTATACACTGCATACCTTTATTTGGCAACTAAAAAATCAAATGGAGGTATTTTTTATTATGAAAAGAAAATTTGAATTGGAACAACTTAGTTTAAAAATGGGAGCTTTAGATAACTTGCTATTAGCGATGGAAACGGCTATCTATTCGAATCAGTATGATATATCTAATTTCCGTGTAGGGTTTGCACATTTAACAGATATGGCAAGAGAAATAAGTCGAACATTAAATGAAATTGTGAAAGGAGAATTTGAAGATGCAAAACAAATTAGTGAAGATTAACAATGTAGAACTGGGTATCAAAGAATATAAAGAGGAAAGAGTAATTACAGCTTGGGACATTGCAAAAGTACACGGAAGAGAAGTAAAAAGAGTTAATGAACAATTTAATAGAAATAGAGATAAGATGATTGAAGGAGAAGATTTTTATGTAATTAAAAGAAATGAAATTCCAAAGTCGCTTTCAGCGACCTTAAAAGATTTATGGGCATTTGCTCCAGCAATGAAAGAGATGATTTTATTCACAGAAAGTGGCTATTTAATGTTAAATAAAGCATTTGATGATGATTTATCTTGGCAAATACAAAGACAATTAGTCAAAGGATATTTCAAGTTGAAAGAGATAAAAGCAACTATAGACAAAGACAAAAGACTTGAGATTATGGAAAAGAATGCAAATGTCAGAATGGCTAAGATGTTGAAATCTTTAATACCATTTTCAAAGAGTGAAAGATACAAAGAAATTTTAGTATCGGAAGCTACAAAAGTTCTAACCGGGAGAGAACTAATTCCTCCGCCAGAAGTGGAAGATAAAACCATTACAGCAAGTCAGATTGCAGAGATTTTAGGAACATCTGCAAATAAAATCGGAAAAATAGCAAATAAGTATGGTTTAAAAAATGAAGAAACAGGATATTGGGTACATGAAAAAGCAAAACATTGTAACAAGGAAATTCCAAACTTTAGATATTTTGAGCATATGGTAGATATATTCAGAAAATATATTTAGTTTATTAGGAAGAGAGGGTAAAACCTCTCTTTTTATATTAAAATTATATAGGAGGGAATAAATGGCAGAACAAATCATAAGAGGAAATCAGACTATCAGTGGAGCTTATGGTACTTTGTGGCTGAATAACGAAAAAGTAATGGAATTAAAGTCTGTAGAGGCAAAAGTCACAGCTGAGAGAACAGATGTTCAACTTGGACTTTCGATAGACAGTAAAATCACAGGACTAAAAGGAGAGGGATCCATAACAGTCGACAAAGTCTATACAAGAGGAAAAAAACTCTTGGAGGACTGGTTAAAAGGGAAAGATACTAGAAGCAGAATCGTGACTTCTATCCAAGACCCGGATGCAGTCGGAAAAGGAGAAGAACGGGTGTCGATTGATAACGTGTGGTTCAATGCAATTGACTTAGCGAAATTTACTCGAGGAGAAGTCGTAGAAGAAGAATTACCATTCGGCTTCACTCCGGAAGATGTGAAATATGAAAATGCAATAAAATAGGGAGGGGTGAAATGATAGTAACTGTAGAAGATTTATTGGGACAAGCGAAAAAAAGAGAAGACAAAAAGACATTTAAAGTGTATGTAACGGAATTAGACCGCGAAATTGAGTGTAATCCCATTTCACGAAAAGAATATTTGGATATAGTATTTTCCGGTACAAAAGATGAAGATTCTGAAATCATATACAACAGCTGTCCGATTTTCAGAAATGACGACTTGATAAGAAAATTAAAGTGTGAATTGAATCCGGTTGAAGTTGTAGATAAAGTTTTATCCGCATCTTCAATTTATGCTCTGACAAAATTAATTTTACAGCAATCTGAAATTGAAAACGGGGCTATCTCGAAATATGTAAAACTGATGGAAAGTGATATAAAAAACTAATCAAGAATGATTGGAAAATATCTACGATTGCCCACTATCTACAAAAAGGGTATAGTTTAAGAGAACTCCAATCATTAAGTTTTACAGAACTGTACTTTTTATATCAAAGTATTGACTTTTTTAATCATACTGGAGTATAATTAAGAAAAAGACGAAAGGGGATGATATTTATGATAAGAGCGATATTTATGATGTTATTAAGTTTTATAGCATTTTTTATCAATCCAATAGCGGGAATTATCATTTTCTTTGGTTCTATTTGGATAGCCGGAAAACCATATTAATTAAAATAAAACGGGAGAGGTATCTACGGAGTCTCTCTTTTTTATTTTAGAGAGGAGGATTATGGATCATATATTAAGTGCTACACTCGAACTAAAAGATAAATTTTCTGCAAAAATAAAATCTGCAAGTTCTGCTCTAAAAAGTTTTGAATCAGAAAACAAAAAAGCAGGCAGTGCTGTAAAAGATACTGCGAATTGTATCAAGAATGGTGTTACCAGTTTGAGAAATTTTGCAATTGCAGCAGGAGGACTTAGAGTAGTTTCTGCAGCTTTTAGTTTTCTAAAAAGTGCATATACAGGCTATGCTGAACTTGATCATGCTTTGACGAAAAATAAAGCTATCATGGGGGCATCTGCCGAAGAAACCGCTAAACTAAAGGCTCAAGTTTTAGAGTTAGGGAAAACTATGCCTTTTACAGCAAGAGAAGTAGCAGAAGCACAAAAATATCAAGCTATGGCGGGGTACAAAGCGAATGATATTATTGCAATGACGCCTAAGCTTTTAAAACTTTCTATCGCATCAGGAGAGGATTTAGCAAGAACATCTGATATCATGACTGATAATTTAGATGCTTTTGGTTTAAAGTTATCAGATGCAGATAGGCTCATGGACGTCATGGCAGCAACTGCGAATAACACGAATACAAGCATATCTATGCTAGGAGAGGCTTACACGTATGTCGGGGCTGCATCAAGACAGTTTGACAGTTTCGAGGAAGTCAATGTCATACTTGGAATTCTAGCAAATAACGGGATTAAAGCCGGGAAAGCTGGGAGAAATTTAGCAGCAATTTATGCAAGATTGGCAAAGCCGACGGATGATATGATTGCAGAATTTGCAAAGACTGGAACAACTCTTTATGATACGAGTGGAAAGTTTAAGGGTCTAAGAAAAATTATTGCAGAAAGTAAACCTGCTCTCGATAGGATGACTGAGGCTCAAAGGAATCAATGGCTGGCCACTGTGGCAGGGACGGAAGGTTTAAAAGTGTGGGCATCTATCGCAGGATATAGTGCAGAGGGGACTAAGAAAGTTACGGATGCGATCAAAAATTCAACCGGAGCAGTAGAAGAAAACTATCAGACTCAAAAGGATACTCCTCAGAATAAAATAAAAGCTTTAGAAAGTGCTTGGGAAGGGTTGAAATTAGCAATTGCTGACGGTGCATCCCCCGCTATCACTGAAGCTATTGAGAATATAACTCAAAAAGTAAATGAGCTTACTGATTCGGATACTTTTAGTAAAGAGAATGTGGAGAGTTTCTTTCAAAGTATTAAAGATGGAGCTGAAACTGCGATCATGGTTCTTAAAGGAGTGTGGTTCATTTTAAAACCCATTGTAGCTGCTATGAAAGCTTTGAATTGGGTTGGAGGAAAAATCGGAAAAGCTTTTGCTTTTGTTGCAGGAGATCACTTGACAGAAGAAGAATCAAAAACATATTATGATATTTTAAAGCAAAAAAATAGAGCTTTCAAAATGGATTCTTACGATGCTGCAAGTGAAGAAGCGAGAAAAAAACTTTGGATAGACGCTCAAAAGAAAGAGGATTCATTTCTTAACTCTTTATACGAAAAGTCTAATAAAGAAAAAAAAGGTGATATAGTTTTAAAACAATTTTTATACAATAATGGATCTGACGGAATCAAAAACATGAGTGAACAGGATTATGAAGATTTGTATTATAATGTTGCTAGAGGAAACACTGATTATAGAAAAAATAGAATAATTCCCGGTCAAAATAAAATTCCTCAAATCCCGAATATCCCAGTACCACAATTATCGTCTCAAAATACGAAAAAAGAGGTGAATGTAAATTTACATGTAAACTTATCAGGAACGGTGATGAAGGAAACGGTGGACAATAAAAAAATAGCAGATGAATTGTCGAAGTATTTATTCAAAGAATATAAGACACAATCTCTGCTACAAATGTGAGGAGGGAGATTATGAAGCCGACCTTTATTTTATTAAATCAAAATTACCCGTTTGTGCTTTCTGTCCCTCCTATCAATATGAGGATTGAAAGCCAGCAAAAAACAATAAGTATAAACTTAATAGACTTCGGAGAAGTTGTCAAAATAGGAGAAAGGAATTGTGACCGCATTTCTTTCTCCTCTTTTTTTCCAAACGTAAATTCTCCATTTTACAAAGTTTTACTGAATCCATTACCTCCGGTCTCGTGTGTTCAGGAGATGAAACAGTGGAAAGCGACAAAAGCGAAAATACGGCTATTGGTTCCTGAATTTAACATTTCTTACGATTGTTACATTGAGTCATTTCACACTTCTTATGAAGAGCGAACAGGGGATATTCAGTTTGAGATGACTCTTTGCGAATACCGAAGTCCAAAAATTTTAGATGAAAAATTAGGAATATGGTTAAGGTGATAGCGATGTGGGAGATTATAATAAACGGAGAACGTATAGCAAGGCGATTTACACACTTGCAGTGGTTAGGCGGTATCAAAGGTGCCTCAAGGGTGTTGGAAGTGGAATATGATGACGATACGCCAGCCAAAATTGAAATCGGGAGTCCTATCTTCTTACTAAAAGACAACGAGCGACTATTTCAAGGAAAAATATTTACGATAGATAGATTTGCGACGAAAGGGACTTTTTCATTTAAAGCCTTTGATGATTCTATCTACCTAAATCGAAATCGATTTGTAAAAAACATATACAACCAAACTCCGAGCCAAATTTTGAAAATGATTTGCGGGGAATTGGGTTTGATCGTAGGGAAATTTCCTCAGGATAAAGTAAGATGCTCTTTTCCGGCAATTGATAAATCCGGATATGAGATTATCTTGCAAGCTTACACGATTCAGCATAAGAAAGATAAGCAGATTTATTCCGTTGTTTGCAACGACGGAAAAATTGAGATTGCTCATCAAGGAATTATTTTAGAAGATGTGAAATTGGATAGCAGGAATGATATTCAGGAAGCTCAATATAGTCAATCAATTGAGGATATGATAAATCAGATTATTATTTACAAAACTGACAAGGAAAAACTACAGATCTTGGATAAAGTGTCAAACGATTCAGATAAAAAGAAATATGGAGTATTTCAGAATGTCATGGAGTATTCGGAAGATGTGAATAATATTTATGACGCAAGAGAAATGCTAAAAGGACTTGAAAACAAGGCAAATATCACAGTCATAGGAGATGTGAATCTGCAGTCTGGGTATATGGTAGCGGTAGAAGAACATCGAACAAAGCTGATAGGAACATTTCTTATTGAACGTGATACTCATATCGTTGAAAATGGTAATTATTACACGAACTTGGAGTTATCTTTTGAAAATAAAGTGGATAAAGTAGAGTTCGAGGAATATAAGAAAAAGAAAGAACAAAAGAAGAAAAAAGGGAAGAAACAGAAGAAAGTATGGTCTTTGACCGAAGGAGAAGGGTGGGTGAATAAAAAATGAATCAGCTTATAGATTTAATTATTGAAAATACGAATCGCCCCACCTCAAAAACTTTAATTGTTGCGAAAGTGATTTCCTCGCCACCTAACTTAAAATTGAAATTCGCAGAGCAGGAAATTATGCCGGAGCAGATTTACTGCAGCAACTACTTATTACCTCATTATCACAGAGATTACAAGATAGACGGTGTTATCGACGAGATTAAAATCGATGTCGATTCTTATGACTACACAAACACGACTAGCGACTTGTCCGGAGATAAAATTATTCCTTTGCAAGGAAACGGGAAGTTTGAAGGAAATGGAACTTATAAATCACACAAGGACATTTGGTTTGAGGACACATTAAGAGTTGGAGATGAGGTGTTAGTGGCGATTGTAGGGGTGTTTTATGTCGTTATTAGCAAAATTACAAAAATGCCGAATAAGGCGATTGAGGGGGTGTAATGGACAGCAATTTTGATTTATTTATAGCAAAGCAACAAGAGGTGGTATCCGGGACGGAGCTGCCTCTTTTTTGTGAGTACGCAATTGATTTTGAGTCCGGTCAACCTCTTTATGAAAATGAGGATATTGTAACACTGACCGGGAATGAGGCTTTGAAAGTATGGATTTTTAGAGCTTTAAAAACGGAAAGAAACCGGTATACTGTACACTCGGAACATTACGGGAGTGATCTTCGAGAACATATCGGAACGATTTATAACGAATCTATTAAGCAAGTTCTTATGCAGGAACAGATAAGAGATTGTTTGTTCGTAAATCCTTATCTGACGAATGTTTATAACTTCTCTTTCGAAAAACAAGAGAATGATGTGAAAATAACATTTTCTGTAGATACTGTGTATGGAACTTTAGAGCAGGAGGTGCAACTTGGATATTAAAAATAAAACAGAAGTGAGAAATGAATTTTTAGATTCTTTAGAAAATTCATTATCTAAGATGGAAGGATCCTACAACTTCGATATCGCCTCCGGGGTTGGAGCTGTAGGACAAAACTTATATGAGATTCTCGATTATTGGAGCAAGCAAACTTTCATTGATACCGCGACAGATGACGACATTATCAATAAACATGCTGTATTGTTCGGCGTTAGTCGGAGAGGTGCTACAAAAGCGGTAGGGGAAATCACAATCTCGGGAGTTCCGGGAACTTTAGTAACAGATAATACGATTGTATTAAATCGACAAGGATTGAAGTATAGAACGACAAGACAAGTTTATTTAGACGGAGAGGGGAAAGGAAAAGCAGGAATTGAGGCTTTAGAAAGTGGACTTTCGGGAAACTGTGCAATTGGAGAAATCACATCTTTTGAGATTATAAACACGAATTTATATTCTGTTACGAATGAAGCAGAAGTGAAAGGTGGCTTTGAAAAAGAACCAAACTCTATTTTAATTGCTCGAGCAAAAGAGAAGGTCATGGAACCGGCTCACTCCGGGAACGTGAATGATTACAAGCAGTGGGCGAGAGAAGTAGATGGAGTCGGAGATGTGCATGTAATCCCGCTTTGGGCGGGGAACGGAACTGTGAAAGTACTAGTGTCTGACTACAACTATGAACAAGCTCAAAGTGATTTAATTCATAGAGTAAAGGAAAGAATTGAAAGGGAAGACGGTAGACCGGTCGGGGCTAAAGTCACAGTGGAAAGTTTTAAACAGTTTGAAATATCAATCGGTGGAACAGTACTTTTGGAAAAAGGAGTGCAATTGCAGGATGTGCAGAAAGTTGTAGAGGCGGAAATTCGAGTTGCTCTGAGGCAGGGTAGCGTTAGTTATAAAAAGAATAAGTCTACAGTGATTTCTATCAATAAGCTTGAGAGAATTGCTTTGAACACGGCAGGGGTTGTGGACTGTTCATTAACTCTTAATGACGGAACAGTAAACGTGGAAGTTGGAGAAGAATACTCTCCACATTTACGGGAGGTGAGATTACGTGAAAGTTAGTCAAAAAATGGATATTTCGATACTTTCTAAAATTGCAAGAAATGAGTTAATGGAGGATTTTTTTAAATCGTTGGGAATATTTTATCAGACGACGGAAGAAAATATTGAGGGATTGCGAAAAAAAGTATTTATCTTAGAAGCAGATGAAGCAACTCTGCAAAAGTGGGAAAATTTCATGGAGCTGGAACAAAGAAAATACTATTCTTTGAGAGATAGGGCAGAAAGAATTCTATATACTCTACGAAGCAAAGGGATTTTCACTCCCAGATTTTTGAAAGAACAGGCGAAAATATTCACAGGTGGGGGAGAAATTGAAATTACAGAAGATTTTGCCGGATATAGTTTCACGATAGCATTTAAGAATATTATCGGAATCCCGAGCAACATGGAAAATTTCAGGAACATGATAGAACTAAACAAACCTGCACATTTAGGATATAAAATTGTATTCTCATACAGAACTCATCGGGCTTTAGAGAATTTTCGGCATAGAGATTTAGAGCGATACACACACGAGGAATTATTTTCTCGACATGACATATTAGGGGGGTTGGTAATTAATGGGAAGACGGACAAGATTTTTAGATTTATTTTTACCGGACCGGAATGATTACTATAGGATTACACAAGATCAAAACGAAAATTTTGAGAAAATAGATAGAAAGTTGGAACAATGGGATACAGACAAAGAGCCTGCTATCTTAAACAAAAAATCCGGGTTCAATTTAGAAAAAACGGATGACTATGAGTACGATAGAACTAACGAATTAGCGACAGGAAGAGCACTTTACAAACTGTGGAAAGCGCTTGAATCGAAAATTAAAGCTATCAAATTAACATGGAATTCGATACAAGATAAGCCTGAAACATTTCCGCCTGATACACATTATCACGACGATAGATACTATACAGAGTCTGAAATTGATGAGAAGCTTGGTGAAAAATCAAACGTTGTAAAAAAGGTTTGGTCAGGT